CGATGCCACCTGCACCAGCGTCTGGAACGTCTCAGCCTGCATAGCGGGAATGTCGGGGCCTTCCTGGATCGTGATGTCCACATCGAGGTCGGTGATGTCGTTCTCTATCCCGACCACCTGCTGCAGCCGCGGATCGCCGGGCTGGATCTGCATCTGCTGCATCGCCATCGCGCGCTGCTGCATCGGCATCTCGGCCAGCTTGTCCTGCACGGTAATCGGCCGGTTGATGCCGACCCAGCGCGTGTTGTTGAGGTCGTCGGTGACCCTCACCCACTTGCCGGCGGTCCAGTATTCCCGCGCCGCCTGCCAGCACATCTCGTAGACCCTTCTGGCCCACATGCGCAGGCTGTCGGCCAGCGGCTCGTTCTGCGTCGCCCCGCCCGCCTGCTGGGCGAGGATCGCGCGGCCCGAGAGTTCGCGCGGATCGGTGCCCGACATCGCCGCGTTCGGCCCGCTGAGCTGCATCTCCTGCACCGCGTGCTGCAAGAGCATGAACTGGCCCTGCGCCATGTTGGCGCCGTCGGTGATCTCGAATTTCATCCCCGGCGTGACCTCGACGTAGCCGTCCGGCCGCGCCGTCTCGCGCCGTGCCGCGTCCACGTCCTTCACCGCGCCCTGCTCGGCAATCACCTGATGCACCGACATCTGGTGAATGGCTTTGGAGAACGCCTTGTTTATCATGTCCTGCGGCGAGATCAGGTCGCGGATCATGCCGTAGCGCGTATTATCCAGGTCGCAATACGCACTCTGCAGGATCAGCGGGCACGCCGATTTACCGTGCCGGTCCTTGAACTTCGACCGCTGCGGCTGCGTCAGATAGCCCGAGCGCGTGAACGTCGCACTCCACCAAGTGCCGCGCTCGGACCAGTGGCATTGCACCACGCGGCACCGCGTGCGCTGGTTGTCGGTCCACGTCAGATACTCGGGCCGGTCGTCATACTGCGTCGCGTCGTAGGTGCTGAACGAGGTGTCAACGACATCGCCGGCGTCGGGATACAGCTCGTATAGCTGATCCCGGTCCATCCAGATCACAATCCCTTTGTATCTGGCGTCGAGGAAGTCGTCCTGCCGCGAGTGCGGATCATACCAGATGCGATCCCATGGCACCTGCGCGAGCCTGATTTCCGCGCCGCCCTTGCCGTCGTCCTCCAGCGACACCTCGAGCCCGCCGAAGCCCTCGACGAGCATCTCGTTAAAGACCTGCGAGCGCAGCGGCTGGAAATCGTTGTCGTCGGCGATGTAGCGCAATGCCTGCGTCGCGGCGTCGGCGCGCTCGTCCTCGGTCGGCGTTCGACTAAATGCCTTCGGGTCGGTGCGCGCCTTGCGCTCGAGGCCGCACAGCAGGTCCACTTTCCGCCGGCAGTAGTTGAAGGTGATCGGCGGCTGGTGGCGCGCGTTGAGAACGCTCAACTCGTCGGCGGTCCACTGCTCCGAATTAACATATGCACGATAACGCTCTGACGCCTCGCGGGCGTCCATGCTGGCGCGCTCAGCCTCCTCGAACCAGCGGATCAGGCGTGTATGCTGCTCGTCGAGGTCGCGCGGAAAGTCACTGCCCTCGCCGTTGTATTCGGCGACGGCGACGGGCCAGTCGTTGCGACGTACTGGAATGGTGGTCAGCGAGGTGGACATGGACCAATCCGAATGGACGATGCATCAGACGCTGGCGTGGATGTGCTGGCGGAACGAACAGGCGGTGCGAGCATTTGCCGGCGAAAGAGAAACCGTCGTCGCGCTTTGGAAGCGGGCGCTAGATGGGCGCTATCCAATCAGGTTGCGTGCGCCTCGGTTCATGGCGCCGGCAGAGGCGGAACGACAACTGTCGGAGGCAGTGCGGTCTGGCAAGCTAACAGCCTATGTGCGCCCTGTGCCGCATTAGAGGTGACCGAGCAGCAGCAGCACGAGCAGGATAATCAGCACGACGCCGAACACGCCGATGCCGTACCCGTAGGCCGGGTAACTTCCGTAGTAGCCGCCGCGCCAGTAGCCGCCGCCGCCGATCAGGACCAGCACCAGCAGCACGACGACGATGAGCACGAACGGGTTCACACGTCGCTGCCTGGGCCTGGCCGCGTTCGGAACGCAGGCTCGCGGCTCACCGACTTGTTCACGCTCGCGCCGGGCGTGGTGCGATAGGCCGGCTCGACGTTCGGGCCGGCACTGCGAACCGGCCGCATCGGCGGGGCACTGCCGGGGATGCGCTTTGACGGATGCGCTGCCTCACGTGGTGTGCGCGCCATGTCAGTCCTCCCTTGCGATCATCGGCACTTGTTTCCGCGCCGCCTGCATAACGTCATCGAGCCACGACCGCAGCCATTCGCGCTCGAGCTTGTGGCCCTCGCGTGCGGCGCTCGCCATCATCTGGTCGGTCCACGAGTCGAGTTCCGCACCGACCGCGCGCTGGAACTCGGCACCGGACATCGGGTGTTCGTCGGTCATCCCAGGGTCTCGCGCACTTGATCGAGGAAGAACTGTGCCAGTCGCTGCGCGTAGCCGAGGCGGTGCTCGGGCGGCACTGTCACCGTGTAGTTCACCAACTCAGCCATGAGGATCGAGCCAGCTTCAACGACCGGGATGTCCGGCGATCGAAGGATCTTCTGCACAGCCTCCTGCGCCTTGTCGCTCATGCCACCCTCCAGCCCGCAGCGCCGCTCTCGGTGGATCGCGCAAAGGCCCGGTCCCACGAATCGGCAGGCGGTGGCTTGGGCTTCTCCGGCGCCATCTCGCGCCAAGCCAGCGACAGATACCGGAACGCATCGGCGCTGTGTGAGGCCCAATTATGCGCCGGGCGGTCCTGAAACACCTTGTTGCGCTCGTCGTAGTTCGCACGATAAGCGCGCAGCGCCTCAAGCCCGTCGTAGCATCGCTCGGCATCGAACCAGCAGCGCGCCATCGTCACACGCGCCGCGTTGATGCCGTCCATGACCGATTGCTGCGGGATCACCCGCGGAAACCGCCCGGTGAGCGAATGCAGCGTTTCCCAGATCGAGCGCCCGGTGCCGAGTTGCCGCGCCATCGCGTCGTGCGGCACGTAGTCGGTGCCATAGCGGTAGCCACGCGCATCGAGCACCGCAGTGTAATGCGGCAGCCCGTAACCCGACGCCTCGTAGTGGTCGATGACGCGCACCTCGTCGCGCAGCACCTGAAAGAACCAGACGGCGGTCGAATCGCCGATGCCAAGATCCCACGCGGTGTGCACATCGAGCATCGGGTCATACGGCACGCGCGTGATGCGTCCTGCCGCCTCGGCCTCGGCCAACTCCCGGCCGAAATAGGCGCCGAGGATGGCGGCGTCGAAGCTGCACTCCATCTCCTGCGCGTAGGCTTCGGCGGTGAGCATGGCGCGCATGTCGGCCAGTTCATGGTCAGGGATCAGCCCGGTCTGCGATGCGCGCAGCACCAGCGAATACCAAGACGGGTCTTTCATCGCGTGCTCGTGCAGCCGCCAGAAGTCGTTGCGCCCCTTTGGCGTGCCGACGAAGGTTGCCCAGCCTTCGCGATCGGCGAGCGACGGGCGCAGCACCTCGGGCCAGGCGCGCGGGCTCATGTCGGCGTATTCGTCGATCACCATGCCGTCGGCGTAGGTGCCGCGCAGTCGCTCGTAATTCTCGGCACCATAGAGCCGCACCCGCGCGCCGTTGCGCGGCAGTAAGACCATGAGGTCGCTTTCGCGCTGCTCCACGCCGTCGATGGGTGCGGTGTAGTTCTTCAGGTAGCTCCAACCGATATCCTTGGCCTGCGCGTAGGTCGGCGCGATGTATGCAAACCGCCCGTCGGGTTTCTTGCAGCGCAGGGCTGCATCGATCAGGTCCATCAGCGTGGCGACGGTCTTGCCGGCGCGGCGATGACAGACGAGGCAGGCCCACCGCTCGCGGCGTGCGTGGAACCGCTCGAATTGTGGGCGCGCGATGTAGCCGAGGTCGATGCGCCGGCGCGGTGTTGGCTGTGGCTGCGGCGATGGTTGCGTTTGCAACGATGTCAGATGCAGAGCCATCGCGGCTAGTCGGCTGCCTCGTGGTTGATGACGGGCGTGTCGTCCTGCTCGAGGGCGCGACGGACGCCGGTGATGATCATCTCGATGGGATCGCCGTTGGGGCCGGTGATGGCTTGGGTTGGCTTGCCCCAGCCACGGTCGAGCAGCGCGGTGGCTGCGGCAACACGCTCTCTG